CTGCACCATGTTTACCTGGTTAGCTGACTTGTGATTGAAGACTCGATCTGCCCAGTTGTTTAGCTGAGCAAGGCTTGTTGTGTTTAGAGTTACGTCGATAGCCGCTTCCCCATAAAGATCGATAGAGTCCTGATCCTTACGGACTGTAAAGATAGCCGGGTCTGATTGAAGCGAAACAGTTAGGGAGTTATAGACCGCGTCCGCGTCCGAGAAGACATTGATTTCGCTCATACATAAGTGATAGGGCTCGCCGTGGTTGTTGCCAATTACGTAAGTTGTTGGAGTTCCTGACTGGACTCCGGTGCGGTGAATAACAACAAGTTCCTCGGTGTCCTGATCTAGCCAGACTAAACCGTTACCAACTTGAAGAGCTTCATTGATTACTTGTGAGACTAGAACGTTAGTTTCATCCACTACTGGAATCTGACCTCCAACGTGGTAAGAATCTGGTGAGAGTCCTAGACCGGAGTAGATACCAATAAGCTCCCAAACTTCGTCTACGTGAATGTGTGAACCGAATGAAGTGGTGTCCCAAACCGCGAACCTAGAGTTCACTAGGGACTTGTAAGCATCGAAGCCAGTAATTCTAATTTGATTTAGACCGTCTGGAAAATAGGTCACGTCTATAGTGTCAATAAAGCCTTGAAATAGGATGCGGTCTAGCTCGTCATCCTCTAAACGAATTCTGAACTTAGTTGAAGCTCGAATGTTTTTGTTTACAGTTGGGTCTAGATCGTAGCTTTGAAGAGTTAGGTTAGCCGTTCCTGGAGTCGGTTGAAAATTGATTGAGTCCTCTAATGATCCACCAACGGAGATGTTAGCCCGCGCGACCGTGCAAGTTACTTCTTGCCACTTTAGACCGGAGCTAGGGGCTAGAACTGCGTCTGAACCTAGGAGTGATACACCCAAGATAAACTCACCGAAGCCACCAAGGACATCGGTTGAACCTAGCTCGCTAATTCCAAGAATGAAGGTGTTGCCCTCTGCGTCGGGAACTAAGAACTCGACCTTTAGGTTTTCATCAATAGCGAAGTTAGGGATCATCGTGCGTTTCTGATTAGGTTAGTTCCAGAAGCTCGGTTAGCTCGGTTGATTGCGTTAGCTATCTCCTGCGCGGTTGCGTCAGTTCTAACGCTAATGTTGTTGCTAATCATAAGTGGAGCTGGTGTTGGTTCCTGGAATGCTTCACCGAATAGTCTGCCACCTTGCTGGAATCCTGAACCAGCAAGAATCCTTGATTGCTGACCTAATGCTTCACCCTGCATGAATCCACCTGCTGCCGCTCCTGCTGCAGCTGCTCCAGTCGTGGCTAAGGCTGAACCGCTAACAAAGGCAGCGATACCTGCAGCGGTTTTGAATCCGTTCACGGCTACGGTTGCCAAGTTCCAGGCTGCGGTCACTCCACCAATAGCTGCAACCATTGGAAGCAGCCAGTCCTTGTTATCAATTACCCACTTAGCCATGGCGGTTAGCTCTGTAATGATTTCAACAATTCCATCTACTACGGCTTCAAGGGTTTCTTGACCTTTAGGTGTAGCTAGCCATTCCGAGAAGTCGTTTAGAAGCGGTAGTAACGCCATACCAATTTGTTCTTGTAGTTCACCAAAGATGATGTTTATTCGCTGATACGGGTCTGTGTCTGCAGCTGCTTCTGCAGCACCCTTGAAGGTTCGCTCTAATTCTGCTAGAGGATCTTCTGCTCCTCGAAGTGATGGGATGAGCTTTAGAAGTGCGGTGTCCTGACCTGCCAAGGACTTCGCCATGGCTTGAGTAACTGAATCTAGATCCTTACCAGTTGCAGCTGAAGCGTCTAGTGCTACCTGGAGGAACTTGCTTGATTGAGTAACATCTCCGGTTGCGATGAATAGCTTCTGGAATGCTGGTCTTAGAACATCGTCAGCCACGGCGGACTGGAGTTGCATCCGCTTTATGTGCTCTTCGGCTTCTCTTACAGTTCCAGCGGTTGCCTTGCCTGTGTTTTGCATAGCAAGTGCCAGGATGTCCATTGACTTGACATCTTCGATTGCAGCCTTAGAAGCTTGCTCAAATTCGTTCTTGATTGCACTTAGAGAGAACCCAACACCGATAGCTCCGAGAGCTGTGATCATACCTTTAGAGATAGATGAAGCGGTTTTGTTTAGCCCGGCAAGGTTTCCTTCCGCGCCCTTAGTTGCTTCCGTTAGCTTCTTGAACTCACCAAGAATCTCAACGTTTAGAGCTAAAGTTCCTGCCATGCTAATTCCTTTGTGCGGTCTTGATGAACGCTAAATACTCGCCCATCGTTAGAGCTTTATACTCCGACGGGGTAATGTTAAAGACCCGGCAGAACTCCGCCATTCGTTTAGCGGATAGCTCCCTTATTCTTTTTTTTCTTCATCACCCTTGATCATCTCAAGGGCTTGTTTCAAACTTACTTTTTTAGCGTCTTCCATTTTGTAGTTAGGGTTATCCCTTTTGAGGACTACCCAAACGAAAGCAGATAGGGCTTTGCCTTTAGGCTTGCCGTTCTGAAACGCTTCATCGATACTTGAGTTTGTCAAGTTCTCGATTAGTTCTACTTCTTCTAGAGTCAAACTCTCGAAATCAAACTGGCTCATCTGTGTCTCCTATGGTTTAGTGGATTGTTCTTTTAGTAGTTTATCTAGGTTATTGAAGAATGCCTCGTAGACTTCTTTTCTTTTCCTTCTGATTGCTAATGTGAAGAACGGGTTAGGTCTGATGTTTTTCTTTACGAAGTTATTCTTATCATAAGTCCAACCGAAGTGGATTGGGTTAGCGTAGGGAACTGATCTATTGTTACCTGCACTAACGACAACTTTTCTTGCCACTTTTCTGGCTTTGATTGTCTCCCTAAGATCACCATTTCTAACAGGAGCTAAGGAGCGACCTTCATTAGCCACAATCTCTCCAGCCCTTTGAGATGCTTCTCCAATAGCAGAAGAAGGAACCCCAATAGTTCTAAGAGCTTTGACGGCTTGATTCAGACCGCTTACCTTAACACCTTCAGCCATGACTAGGCTGCTGTTACGATCTCTACTCCGAAGTATTTGTTCGTAGCTGGGTCGTGAGGAGTGTTCTTCACGCGTAGGGTTACAGAGAACAGAGCGGTCTCGTTGCTGTTTAGGCTTAGAGGTGGAAGCTCGTTGAATACTGCAACTCCCTCGTAGTGAGGAGCGTCAGCGGTTGGAGTAGTGTTTCCGTTAGGAGCGATTACGAAGGCAACCTCGGTTCCGAAGTTATCCCATAGAACGCGGTAAAGGCTAGTGTCTTCGCCTGAAGTGATTCCATCTAGCTGAAGCGCCCATTCTCCGCCCACGCGAACTTCACAGAAGGTCTGAACATCGCCAGGTGCGTCACCTAGGGTCAGCTCAACCATGTTTGCGTCGCATGCGTAGTCGGTTGCTCCGATTTTGAAGATAATGTTTTGTGCTTTGATTCTTGTTGAAGCCGCCATGATTGGCTACCTTTCTAAAGTGTGATGTCTAGCGAGACAAACAAGTTTGTTGCTAGATACTCGGCGTTGTTTGTTTGTAGATTGTAAGGCTGGTTGACCGAAGTAATCCGAACATAAGTCAGAGGTTCGATTGCGTTCAGAACATCCTCGATGAGCTGGTCTAGGTTTTCCGTTGCCTTCTTGTTAGTCGCGGTAGAAGCTACCAAAACTAACTCAAGCCCTAAACTCCACTCACCAAACTGTGCGGTCTGCAAGTAAGGCTGTGCGGAGTTGATTAGGACTATTGGCGGAGTGACTCGCTCCGGGATGTATTCCAGAACGTTCAATCCAGCTTCCGTTAGCTCAAGTTTGAACTCGACCTTAGAAGCATTGATTTCGCTCATACGGCATAGCCTACGTATCTTTGAAGCAACGGGTAAACCGCGTTCATTGGATCCTTGCCAACCCTGATGGGTGCGCCATCGAAGCTTGCAAATTGAGCGACTCCGTTAGGAGCGGAACGACGGTGAAAGAGTTCCGAGCTTGTTATTAGGACAGCCTGATCGTGCAACGAGACCGGGACGGTCGTTACTGCACCAACATACTTAGTCACTAAAGCAAGTCCGGCGGTGAGACATTCCTGGGGGAATGTAATCTCATCGGTCCCGACATAAGCCTGGAACTCTTCCAACGTCACAGCCATTTATAGACCTATTACGCTACTACGTCTAGCTCAACGATTGCAGCTGGGAATGGCACGGTAATTGCCATAAACCCAAACACAGAAATTGAGTCAGTCAGAGTGGTGATGTCATCCGCGGTCAGCCTCACAGGTGCGCCTGGAGACTCTAGAGTCTGAAGTGCGCGACTGTTAGCAACGTATGCCTTTGTAGCAGTCATAGCTGGGTCTACGATGATTGGTAGTCCCATGATCTGACCGGATAGTCCTGGAACGTTAGCTGAACCAAGGTTGTTGATTCCTGCTCCGTCAACTAGAACTACTGGACGTCCGTCTTCACCCTGAACCGATAGAAGGAACTTGAATGCAGTTGTTCCAACAACGATTGCCTCTGGACGTAGTCCGGAGTTCTTGAAGATGTAAGTAGAAGCGTCGGTTAGACCAGCGATAAGTGCAGCTGAAGTTCCAGCTGAAACATCGAAGACCTTGCCGGTGTAGCTTAAACCCTGAACCTTAGCAACAAGAGCTGCGTTGGTTGCGTTAGCGTAAGCGATTGACAAGCCCTGAAGAGCGGTGTCTAGGTAGTTTACGGATGATCTTAGGATGCTTTGCTTGGACATGCTTGTGTAGCCACCGTAGGTTATTACGTCTGCAGATACAGAGTCGATTGTCAAGTTACCGAATGATAGCTCTTCGTTCTCTGGGTTCTGAACGCCAACTGCAAGAGTGTTTGCAGATACCTGTGCATACTCAACGGTTAGTCCTGCAGCTGGAAGTGCAGCGCGAGAGAAGACCGATAGAGCTGGACGGTTGGTGTCGATTAGGTTGTTGATGAAGCCCAAGAAGCCTGGTAGGGCAACGGTGTCAGCTGAAGTTGAAGCGTCGCGGGCTAGAGCCTTTGCGTCTTCGTCTCCAGTAACTAGAGCCTTTGCGAACTCGCCTTGTGAGCGGAACTTGTGTGATGCTGGTGTTGCTTGTGCGACGGTCTGTCCTGCTTCGATAACGCGGCGCAGTTCTGCAACCTCGTCCTGAACGGTGCGAACGTCAAGTTCAATGTTTTCCATTGTTTCACTTTCTGTTTCATTAGGAGTCTCAACGATCTCTTCAACCTCTTCGGCTTCAATCTCGCTGCGGACTTCGGTTATTTTTGCGCCTTCAAAGGCAGGGAAGGGAACTACTGAAACCTCTTTGAGATCCACTAGCTCTCTAACTATCGTTTGACCTTCCTTCCGGTCTTTGACCGGGAAGAATCCAACCGAGAATCGATTTAGAACGCCGTCCTGTAACAAGGTATACACTTCATTTCCGCGGACGGTATCGGAAATTCTAGCCACGATCTCGTAGCCTTCTTCGGTGTCGCGACCTTCTAGAACTTTACCGATTGGCTCCTCGTGACCGTAGAACAGTTTTACATCCTCAACGGACTCAATAGCTCCAGCCTCGAAGCGCTCTTTTAGGTTTCCAGTTAGGTCGATTTCTTGACCGTATGGAACTGCAAGTCCGACGATGGTTCTCTCTTCGGTCTCAACTAAGCGAGCTTGGAACTCGCGTGTAATCATTTCAGACATCTAAGCCTTCCTTGGTTCTGACCTCTTCAGCGGTTAGGATACCTGCTGCGATTGCGGTCTGGTAGTAGTTGTAGCGTGCTGCGACATCTGCCTTGAATAGATGCTCGAAGTCGAACTCGACTCTCGTTCCTCTAGGTAGACAGTTGCTTAGTGCGTCTGTGATTGCGTCGGTGTAAGCCATAAGTGTGTGACGGAAGAAGACTTGATTCTCATCTTGCAAGTTAGTGTAGGTGTCTGATGATCCTGGAACGGATGTGATTAGCAACCTTGGAGGGATACCGAATAGCCTGGCGATTGCTTGTGTCTGCTGATCCTGAACTTCGGTGAATAGCGCGTCCCTTGGGGATAGAGCAATCTGCTGGTAATCAAAGCCATTAGCTAGAACTGCAACCTGACGGTTCTGTTGCTTGTTGTGCCAGTTGTTAGTTACTTCATCAGCTTCAGCCTTGTTCAACATCTGGTTAGTCTTTAGGACTCCAGTTGGAACTCCTGCAGCGGTGAACCAGTTTAGAGCGTAGTCGCGTAGATCTAGAGCTGCGCTGATGTCTTTGTAGCAAGAAGCGATTGGGCTAACACCGATTAGATTACCGGACTGGCTAAATACTCTTAGATGCTCAATCTCGCGCTTAGTGTAACGCTTGCCCATGTAGTCATAAACGATTGTTGAGTAATCGATTGTGCCGTCTACCATCTTTGGATAGCTAGGCATAACTGCAGCTGCCGGAAGAATAGTTAGGTTGTTTACCTGACCGTTGGAAGCGTATTGCTTATACCAGTATGCGTTGCCCTGTAGAGCTAGATCAACGACGGTCTGAAATAGGAAGTCCCTTCGGTTCTGATCTAGTGAAGGGTTGTTTACTAGAACAGGGTTCTCGACCTTTAGCTCGACTCCGGTAGCGAATCGGTAAGTGTTGATGGTCATCTTGCTAATCGGAGTTCCGATGATTTGGATAGCGCGATAGACAGCGGTAAGACTTAGAGCTGTGTTAGGAGTAACGATGCTCGGTTGTCTGGTTGGGATAGTAGGCTGAACAGCGCGAACTTCTGGAGTGCGACCTAGTAGCCTGTCAAGAATAGATGCCATTTGGGGTCTAGGATACCACAGACCACCGACTAGAACACTCCTATTGATGCGTGTGGTGCGCGCGATGAAACATAGAGGGCAAACACTGTTGCCATAACTGCATCGATGTCACCGATTGATTCTTTACGACTTATGAACCAACTCTCTCCAGAGTATTTAGCAACACCGTTAGGCATTTGAGCGACCAGGAGGGGATCGCTGTTGTGCCTAACGGTGCCGGTGCTAAACATAGCAAAGACAGTCGAGCATGCTGATGAGACTTCTTTAGCCCATAGTGTCCAGACTGGAAGCCCAGAGTTTTTTAGTCTCTTAGCTAGACCAGGTAGCTGGCGATCATCTAGCACTATCGCTCGCGGGCTGTGTTTACTATAAAGCGATGTTAGCTCATTGAAGAGTTGTTGTTCGGTAGGACTGACTAAAGACATAACCAATTCTGTTTCGTGAATGTTTTCGATGTCATTGGCATAAGCTATTGTGCCGTGAGCCCAGTTTGTAGTTATGTCTACTGCAAAGACTCCTCCAGTTAGATTGGTAACTCCTCGACCAGTTGCAGCTCGGAAGATGTCTCCTGGCAACCATGAGTTAGTAGATCCAGCGATGAATTGATTTAGTCGGTATCTTCTAGCTTCGTGTTCCGGGATTGTTTTCAAGTCCGAGATAACTTGTTCCATTTCGATTCGACCTGCAGCGACCGAAGGGTTAGCTGCCATGATTGCCTTCGGGTCATCGACCTTTGAGTTCTCCGGTGCTTCCCATAAGAAGAAGCCAAAGCGTTCTAGATCGGCTGCGCCATTGGCTGCTGCTTTTCCTGACTTGTATAGATCTATCAAAGTCTTAGAGTTCTGATCTCCTGCGGTTGTAATTCCAACGACGATTCCATCCTTACGCTGTGATGTTCCAAGAACGGCTGCTGACCACATTCCTTCTTTAGCTAAGTGGAGCTCATCGAATAGACAGAAGCTAATCGGGATACCTTGAAGAGCTGCTTCTTTGGCTGCCTTGACGTCATAGCGTCCTCCTCCATCCGAAGTGACAATTCCTCGAGTCTCTGTGGCTCGCTTGAATCGCTTCTTTAGAAACGGGTTGCTATTGATCACATAGAGAACGCGGTTGTAAACAATGTTTGCCTGGTCGGTGCTCGAGGCTAGTGAGATACACTGTGGACCGACTTCGTGAAGTAGCAAGCCATAGAGTCCTAGCATGGCTGCGATAAGTGACTTACCGTTCTGCCTTCCAACGGAGATTACTACCTGGCGATACCGGAGTCTATTGGGGAAGGTTGGATGGTCTGCTGGATAGCGTTCGAGGATTGCCCTAAGCAACCACTTCTGCCATTCGTCAAGTTCTAGTCCATCTGGACTCTCCGGGCTACTCCACGCGATCTTTGCGAACTCGATGAGCTTATCCCCGTCGGTTATGAAGTCATCCGATAGAGGAGGCGTGAAAGTAGTCGGGAGCTGGAGCATTAGCGAGTGAGTAACTTCTCCAGTGGGTCAATCTCTGCGGAAGAGGCACCGAGAGATCGTTGAAGCTCGAGAACGGTCTTGCGAAGTTCCGCTGCCGTGCTGGTATTGGCTTGCTGGTCAAAGGACTGTGCCAGACGTAGGCATAAACCCGATAATACTTTTTGTTCAAGGTTAAGTTCCAGCGTTTCAAGCCAGTTCTGAATTGATTCAGTAATCATTAGATCCATCCTTCTGGATAATTTGACTGTTCCGCGAAAATTCGTGGAGAAGCGTGGGATGATGGCGAGCTAACAGAAAAAACCGGATAGCTCATTTTAGCCCTAACTTTCGCAGCAATGCATTCTTCCAATGCGATCTCCATAGCATTCTATAAGTGAAGAGGCGGTGCCCTACCCCCAGGTATGTCCGTCTATGGGCTCTCTTAGATTTGATTGGTCTAAGCCAAAGAGGTAACAAGCTATTGAGTCCTAGCAATATCCTTGCCAGTAGCCCCTTACCCCCCGTCTTACCCCTACCCCTATTAGAATCTAGGGTTCCTCCAAGTGATTCGTTGGAGCACCCGGTCTTGCTTTCGTCCGTTACAGGATCTGCATAGCGATTGTAAGTTGTTGATGTCATGATTGGGTTCCCCGTTGCCGGGTGGAACGATGTGGTCGATTGTCCAGTCTTCATTTATTAGCTCCTTCGCACACGATACACAGATCGGTTCCAAAACAGTCTTCGCATAAGCCCTTGCATTCCTCCACAATGTCGTGTCGTGCCAGTCTGCCATCTGCTATTCCTCTCAATAGTTCTAGGTCTGTGGTTTCCCATTTAGTTACTTCTTCAATTATCTCCTCGAATGTTAGGATGTCTCCTAGATCGTGGTGAGCATTTAGGAACTCGAGTAGCTGCTTCCTTGCATAGTCAATACCAGCTTGAAAGCCTTTGGTGTATTGTGTCTTCATTCTTCCTCCTTATTACTAATGATGACGGTTATTGCCTTGGTGTCTGTGTTTACTGCACAATTCGGGCAAACGTAATGGTCTTTGAGATCGTATACCTCGTTGCAATATAGGCATTCGCTAGTCACTTAGTTTCCTCGATGATCCTAACGATTCTCTCTAGGTGATTCACATCCACGTTGGTCGAGATAGTTCCATCGCTCACGATGTTCTTGACTATTTCATCCTTTAGGTGTTTGTAAGCTCCAGCCCAGCCTTTATTGTATTGTTCCATCTCTCGGGTTACGAGCATGGTCTTGAAGTTGTCCATGAGTGCGTCATAGTTAGGAACTAACTTCTTGATGTTCTCGATTGCTTCGCTCGATAGTCTTTCGCGTTCTTCGTTATCCATGAGTTTTGATTATCCTTACTGCTAGCGTGGTTAGTAATTGCGCCAGTTCTGGAACTGACATGGCTCTTAGGAATAGCGATCCGAGTGCCGGGCGAATCTCCTCGAAGTCTGCACTCCATACCAGGTTGTCATCGAGCAATAACTTCATCGCTTCAAACATGATGGCGTTGCGTTCTTCGTCTGTTATCTTTCCGGCCATTAGTCCGACCAGTCTGCGATCAAGTAAAGAGCTCCAACAAAGATAGCTCCAATAAGTGGCCAAGCGTCTTGGGTTTCGTATGAGATGTAACCCATAGCAAACGTAAACGCCAGAGCCATGAATCCTTCTAGTAGGTATTTCATTTGTTTCCTTCCTGTGTAGTGGTAGTTCAATTTTATTGCTGTGGTTGCGTTGTCAATCATTTGAATCGTTTTGTTACCGAATTGTTATGATCGCCTAGCTGTCAGGATTGTCTCTCCTTTGAGGCTGAATCCACAGTCCTGGCAGAGATAACGCTGATACTTCCCGAGCTGTGTGTATCGATAGCCATACTTGATTAGGTTCTCGCTTGCACAGTTACGGCAAGATAGCCGCTCTCCATTGGCAACCCCTAGATGTGGATGGTTTCTTATCCAGGGTAACAAGATGTAGTAAAGGTCGATTAGGAGATTGACGTCCTGAATCTGGTATTCCTTCATCATCTTCCAGGCTTTAGGGATACCGGCCATACAGTCAAGCCATAACTGGAATCCCGAGTGTTGCACCTTAGCTCCGACGCCTAGCTTTTGAGCTACGTAGTCGAGCTTGTTAGATGGGAACTTGAATTGGGATTTGACGGTTCTCATTAGATCTAGTTCAATCCAAGGGCTAGGTGGTAGATAGCCGTTCTCGATGAACTCTCGTTTGATGTGTTTAGAGTCGAATGCTGCAGAGTTCCATCCAATTAGCACATCCGCTTCATCCATGACTTTATGTAATTCATCCAACATGGCCTTTTTACCGTGGTGATGAACTGACTTGAAGATAACCTTGTCACTTCCAAGCCATCGAGCTCCCCAGCAGATTACTTCTGTGGAACGCTCTATCTGTGTGATTGCTATGTTCTGATCCCAGAGTCCCCATACGTGCGCCAGGTTCGGCGAAGTCTCTAGATCGAGGAATAGTATTTTCATACTCTAAACGTAGCCTTTACGCTTTCGGTCGAGTTCCGACACGCCAGCCGTTATGGAATCGTTATCAAATGGAATTACCGTTACTAGAACACCTGATTCATGGGTATCTGCATAAATCTTTCGAACTGTTAGATCCACAACTAAGTTGTCATTCTTGATTACCCCGGCAGATTCCAGAGAGTCCAGAACTCCTCGAGTGAGTTTGTCGATGTCATAAGTTCCCGTTGCATACTGCCTGGTTACTGATTTAGGTCGAGTAAGCCAGAACTGTAATGAGACCGAGACGGCCGTTACGAATTGAGAATCAAGCTCCATCATCTTGAGTTCAAACATTCGCTTCATGGTCGCTCGCCAGGCAGGGAGATCCTTGTTGGCCTCTACTAGGACTATATGAGCTCCTCGAGAGAATGCCTTCTTCGACCCTTGAGGTCTAGGTTCTCCTGCAACGAACAGTTGGAACATTTAGAACGGTAATCCTGCAGGTTCTTCTGGTGCGAGAATGCTTTGGATCTCCTGTATTGGAGTCTTCTGTTCTGCAGCCCTAATGAGTTCAACTTCACAGTTGTTTAAGGAGTGCTCGACTACCTGCTTAGTTTCCTGACCGGGCTTGTTGTAAGTTCCGACCTTTGTGCTTAGGTGGCCGGAGATTTTTACTTCGTCTTCCTTCTTTAGGCTGCAAGGTATATCTAACCAAGCCGTCCATAGTCGATTGCGTGGTTCGCCTTTGAAGTCGTAAGTCTCCCAGACCCTAAGTCTTGGATAACCTTCATTTACTACCTCGGCTACTTTTGCATAGATTGTTACTTGTGCCATTTCTGTGTTTTTCCCTTCTAGTGTTCTTTTAAGTTTAAGTTAATTATTAGTTAACTTTAACGCGACATCTACGCCGTCCCGTGACGTCGTGGGTGACACCCCGACTAGTCTTAAACGCCGTCCCGTTTTGCCTTTTTTGACGCCCCGTAGATTATGACTCAAACTACCGTCACAACCCTCGGAACAGTCAATAGTGATCCAGTATCGATTTGTGATTCGGTCGAAGCGATACCCGATTCCGTCATGCTGCGACATTTCAATTTCTCCTAGCTCGACTAACTTCTGGAGATTGCGTTGAACTTGTCTAACGGAACACCCGGCTAATTTAGCCAGGCGAGTTTGTGATGGATAGCAACCTTCTTCGGGATCATCTCCCAAGTGCCATGCCAAAGCGACCATGAGGGCTCTGGATGTTCCGGTGCTATGTGAGTGGTGCAGAACTGCTGATAACGCTTCTAGGGACATCCTGCGCCTTCCTAAGCTATAATTATGAAGCCCATCGTGGTTGGGTGACGCTTTCGCGTCGGGCTAGTAGTTTTCTGTGGCTACTAGCCCTTTCCAATTTACTTGGCCTTTAGCGAATCTGCGAGAGATTTGATAGCTTCGAGAACATCGTTATCAACCTGTGACTTTTGTGCCGTGCTGTAGATAACCCTAAGAGTTTCGAGATCGTTATTTGCTGCAGCTTCCGAAGCCTCCTCGATGTAGTTCCGGGAGTCCCTGGTTGCCTTGATCATCTCTTCACGACTTGGACGGTTCTTAGAAGTCGATAATCCTAGAGTTGCAAGTCCTCGACCGATGGCAGAAGTTGAACAGTTCTCCAGGAATGAAGAACGATTGATGTTGCTCGATCCTCGAGTCTCATGTGCCCAATCCACCGAAGCTGGTCTGGCGTCATCGCGATCGGTAAACACCGAAGCTTGAACTACAACCTCGGTCTCATTGATCAGTTTGATTTCTGTGATAATACGGCCGTTTGGATACGTCTTCCAGAACTTCTGAATACGTTCTGAAACTGGCTCGTAATTGCTTAGGTCGAAACCCATGTTTTCCTCCTACTTGAATGTGATGAATGGCTTGCCGTTACGGGCTTGTAAAGCGATAACTTTTTCACCTTGAAACAGACCATACTTAGTCCCGTTCATGAATGCAAGCACCGCGGACTTGTGTGCCTTGAATTGTTTATCCCATTGGTCGAACTCGAGTTTCGCCTGGAGAAGATGTGAGTATAGAGATCCAAGTTCCAGCTCGCCTTCCTCGATACCTTCGGATAGCTCCCTAACAGTCTCATAGGTAGACTCACTTCCGTCGTAGTCTGGGGCTGTCTTAGAGTCTAGGAAGCCGTAGAACGCCTGTAGGCGGGTTTTCATGGTCTCGATAAGGGAATCATCCCGAACTACCTCAAACTCCTTCCAATCGCCTCCTGCGACCGCTACGACCATAGCGGAGTCTAGACCTAGAACCCATAGGTAATGTTGAACTTGAAGGTTATAGTGCTCTGGAAGCTCATCCCAATACTGCCTGGTGAACTTGATCTCAAGGACGGAGAGCTTGCCGTTCTTCCATTCGATTATGCCGTCTACGTTAGCTACGGATCTAGGGTCTTCTACGCTAGCCCAAGTTCCGGTCTCATGGACGGTTAGCCAATCTGAATTAGCTTCTTGGAATAGCTGCCTAATGACTGGCTCGAATGCCGTGCCTAATTTCATTGGCATAGAGGGTTCGATATCGGAATCGATTAGCCCGGTCTTTTCGCAAAAAAGTGTGTAGGAACTTTTCCACGGGTTCTTGTCCATAACGGACGCGATGTCAGAACCGCCGATACCCTTCCGGGCTTCGTGCCATTCTTTAGAGCCATGCTCAAACGTGCCTAAGAATTTTCCAGCTCTTAGGGCTTCGATTTTCTGTGTTATCTCCATGACCGCTATTTTAGTAAGCGGCTAGGACATTACTTGGTAGGGACGTTCTTTATTGCTAGAACTGATCCACCAACAGTTAGAAGAGCTGCTACGACGTCAAGGATTGGAAGAGCTAGGTCTTCGCTTATGAGTCCGAGAACTACTAGAAGCGGAACGACCGAAGCAATAACTCCATAGATTGCCTTGCGAGTTTCTGGTTTGTAGTTGAACATAATTTGCCTTTCGATTATTAGAGTCTTGACCAAGTCTGTGGTCCGACTACTCCGTCAATTTGAATTCCTTGTTGCTTTTGAAACTTGCGAACTGCAGCCTGGGTGATTGGCCCAAAGATTCCATCGACCTTTAAGCCCCCTAGAGCTCTCTGTAAGTAGCGAACGTTGTCTCCAGTAGATCCATTCCTAAGCCACTTGCCTAGTCTTGGCTTTGATGAAGGTGTCGGTGTTGTCGGCGTTGTCGGTCTGTTAGGTGTGGATGGCTTACCGGAAGCTCGCTTGTTACATTCGGAAACGATGTAGTCGAGCTGTGACATCAGGAATGGTCCGGGGCAAGCTGTGGCCTTGTATTGAGAATGCCAGGCAATAAAGAACTCGGACTGGACTCTAGCCTTGTCATTTAGAGCGAAGCCTTGACCAGCTCTTGGGGACTGGCTTGCGTGGTAAACAATTACGTCAATAAGTGCGTCAAGTGCAGCACTAGATACTGGCCAGTCTCCTCCGACGGAAGAGTTATCAATTTCGAAGGTTACAGCGTTAGGGTCTGGCTCTCCAGCGGTTGAATAAGGTCTACGATCTGGATGGACTATTCCAGTTACGGCTCCAGAATTAGCGATGTGATAAGTCGGATGAGAGTTCCGAGCATTGGTGTTGGCAACATAATTAAGTCCATTAGTTCCTGCGACATGGTGAATGACTACGCCGTTTATTTTCCGACCAGCTCTAGATCCACCGAACCCGTTATCGATTACTGCAGATACTTTGGGATACCAGTCGGTCATTATTTTCCTATCGAGTTTATTAGCAAGCCAATCAAAGCTACAACCGAACCTGTTAGCCCGGTGTAAGCAATCTTCTCTACCCAAGCAAGTCTAGCGAGAGTTAGCTCAACTTCACGAATGCGGTCTGGCACGTCGTCCAGGTGATCTAGCTTCTGTAGAACTTTGACTAAAATCTCGCCGTGCTCGAGTTGCTTTTTATAGATGTCAGCTTGAGTAATGCGGACTGTTGTTGTCTCGTCCGCCATTCTAAAGTGCCGAAATCTCTTCTTCTGTTAGACCAAGTTTTGCAAGTTTAGCAAGTGCGGACTCTCTGGCAGACGCCTTCTTCTCTGCGTCTTGTTTTAGTTTTGCTTCTTCGGCAATCCCTTTAGCCAAGTCTTCTTCGCGCTTCTTCTTTTCAGTTGCACTTAGTTCCTCGACGAAAATAGGAACAATCGAATCCTCGGGAGTTACGTCAATTAGTTCCATTATGATCCCTTCCTGAATCCGTAAATAGTCATGGTTCCAGTCATTGTTGCTGTGTCTGCAAAAATCGTAAAGCCTGTGTATTGAGTTGTAGTTTCAATTTCACAAGCAGCGATTTCCGCGTAAGTAGTTCCAGCATCGTTTGCGGTTCCAGCAATTTTATAAGTAGTGTTTTGAGTTCTGTTAGGTGCAAAGAACTCGATGGTTGCGCTAAACCTATCGAAGCTGTTGAATGCGATTGGAGGGTTTGTGGAGTTTGAAGATCTAGCGGCTGACGCTGCAGCTCCAGAAAAAGTTCCACGCTGTAAGTCATAAACTGCTCCGGTTTCATCCGAGCTAGTTCTAACTCTTAGTCGAACTGTTCCAGAAGCGGATAAGGTCTCATCGAAAACAACCTGGTAGTTATCGTAAGTAGAATCGAATACACCGTTTACGGAGATACTTTCAGTTCCGTTGAATGTAACTAATCCACCTGCTCCAACTGTAGCTGTTCCGCTTGCGCCCTTGACAATCGATGTTGGGATTATTTGGTTCAAACCAGTAGCTCCACCGATAGGAATCCATGCGGTTCCATTCCAATAAACCATAGCGTCGGTATCAGTTAGGTAAGTAACCATTCCTTCGATTGGGGTTGGAATGGCTGCGCTTCTGGCTGTCGAGTTGCTGAAAACTATGACGGATTGATTCATCAAGTTGTCGTTTATTTCAGACGCGTTTAGAACGCTTCCGTTTGAAAATACTTTGTAAGCCACTAGGCTTCCTTCCATAGTTCGAGTGTCGTGAACCAATTATCCACATCTATGCGATGTGAGACCTTGATTATAGTGTAGAATCCGACGATGTCTAGCTCGTTATTAGTATAGCTGACACCTACCGTCATTCCCGGTGCAAACACCGCTGCCTGTGTCAAGTTGCCTAGTCTGTCTTTAGTAGGAGTAACCACTTGATTCACCTGGTTAGCGGATTTATGATTGAAGACTCGATCTGCCCAGTTGTTTAGTTGCGCTTCGCTTGTTGTATTGAGTGTTATGTCGATGGCTGCTTCGCCGTATAAGTCAATAGAATCTTGATCCTTACGAACTACGGAGATTGCCGGGTTGGACTCGAGCGTTACAGTCAAAGAGTTATACACGGCGTCCGCGTCCGAGAATACGTTTATTTCGCTCATGCATAAGTGGTAATCATCTTCGTGATTGTTTCCAATTATGAAAGTAGTTGGTGTTCCAGTCTGGACTCCGGTTCTATGAATAACTACAAGTTCTTCTGTATCTTGATCTAGCCAAACCAAACCGTTACCAACTAAAAGAGCTTCATTTATTATCGAGCTAACTAGAATGTTTGTTTCATCGACTACTGGTATTTGACCTCCGACATGATAAGACTCCGAAGATAATCCTAAACCGCTATAGATACCTACTAGCTCCCAAACCTCGTCTACGTGGATGTGAGTTCCGAACGATGTAGTATCCCAAACTATAAATCGAGAGTTCACTAAAGTTTTGTAAGCGTCAAACGCTGTTATCTCAATTACATTCGGGCCATCTGGAAAATAGGTAACTTCGATTGTGTCAATGTATCCCTGAAAGAGAACGCGGTCAATTTCATCATCCTCTAAGCGAACTCGAATTTTAGTGTTCGCTCGAATGTTCTTGTTTACAGTTGGGTCTAGTTCATAGCTTTGAAGAGTAAGGTTTGCTGTTGCTGGAGATGGCTGAAAGTTAATTGAGTCTTCTAGTGATCCACCGATAGAGATGTTTGCTCGAGCCGTTGAACAGGTTACTTCTTGCCATTTCAGACCGGAGCTAGGAGCTAGAACGTCATCTCCTCCTAGTAGCGACAATCCAAGAATAAACTCACCGAATCCACCAAGAACGTCGGTGCTACCAAGAAGGCTAATACCAAGAATGAAAGAACTACCGTCTTCGTCTGGAACTAGAAACTCGACTTTTAGGTTTTGATCAATTTGAAAGTTAGGAATCATTTGTCCTACTAACGAGGCCTAATTAGATTTGTTCCGCTTGCTCTGTTAGCTCTATTGATTGCGTCTGCTATCTCTTGAGCGGTTGCGCCAGTTTTAACGTTTATGTTGTTAGTTATTGTCGGTTGTGAGGTTCTAGCTTCTGGCCACCATTGAATGTCTGCCCAATTTGGTTCACCTGCAGCTTTAGCCGCGTCCATTTTTTGCTGTAGTGTTTGTTGAGCTTCGGTGCTATAGTAAGCTCCGACCGCTGCCCCTCCAACTAATCCAGCGCCCACGACTCCACCAGTAACAGCCGCTACAGAACTAATACCTGCAGCCGCTTTAAATAGTGTTACCGCTGTTGTAGCAGCATTCCACGCAGTCGTTACCGCTCCAATAGCTGTCACCATCGGGACTAGCCAATCTTGGTTATCATCTACCCATATAACTAACTCAATTAGGTTTTCAATAATTTCCACAATGCCATCGACTATTGCCTGGAGCTTTGCTTCTCCTTCTGGAGTTTGTAACCATGCGGAGAAGTCGCTTAGGACTGGGAGAAGAGCCTGACCAATCTCGGCTTGCATGTCTGTGAATTTGGCTGTTAAGGCTCCTGTTACACCTGCATAGCTTTCAGACTCTCTAGCAGCTTGTCCTTGTGCGTCTGTTGTTTTTTGGTAAAGAAGAGTAAGTGTTGCGTTTATGTCAGCTTCTTTTTCCGAAGCAAAGACCAAACCATTTTTAGCGTCCTCAAGTTTTTGGGCATCCACGTCCAATGCCTTGAGGGATACACCATAATTCTCAATAGGATCTCTTTCGCCTTTGAGCAAGGAAGAGATTGCACTTACGGCGTCTGCGGTTGGGCCACCGAAAGTTGCGGCTAAGTCTCCAGCTAGTTGAACTAGTCCTTTAGTTTTCTCTGCGGTGTCTTCAATCGTTAACCCATTACCTTTTAGAAGTGCACCAATAAGGGAAGATTGTCTAGCTGCGTCTGCGCTACTTAGACCAATGTCATTCATCTCTTTCGAGAAGAGCTTCATCTCTCCAGCGTTGCCCTTGAAGATAGAATCTAATGCGCCAAACTGTTGTTCTAGATCGCTTGCAGCTTCAACCGAATCCTTAGCACCTTGAATCAAAGCGGAGAATCCAAGTGTGATTCCAAGGGCACCAACTATGCGACTTATGTTGGTTGAGAAGCCGGAGACTTTATCCTGGAGACCTTTAAGGCTTCCCTCTGCTCCTTTGGTTGCAGACGTTAGCTTCTTGAACTCACCAAGAATTTCTACGTTTAGAGCTAAGGTTCCTGCCATGCTAATCCTTTTTCAAAATCTTTATGAACGCTGCATACTCGCTCATAGTTAGAGCCTTGTATTCGGAAGGACTCATGTTGAAAGTCCTGCAGAACTCCGCCATTCGTTTAGCGGATAGCTCCCTTATTCTTTTTTTTCTTCATCACCCTTGATCATGCCAAGAGCGTCTTTCAAGCTAATCTTCTTTGCGTCTTCCATCTTGTAATTCGGGTTATCCCTTTTAAGGACTACCCAAACAAAAGCGGATAAGGCTTTGCCTTTAGGCTTGCCGTCGGTAAACGCTTGCTCGATACTTGAATTTGTCAAGTTCTCGATTATTTCTACTTCTTCTAGAGTTAGACTCTCGAAATCAAACTTGTTCATTCTGTGTTCTCCTATGGTTTAGTGTTTGAATACTTTTGAAACAGCTTCTCCATGCTATCAAAGAACAATCCGTAAACCTGTGACCTGGTTCTTGTCAAAGCGTTTGTAAAGAATGGTCTAGGTCTAATGTTCTTAGCTTGCAGGTTATTCTTGTCGTAATTCCAACCGAAGTGAATCGGGTTAGCGTAGGGAACTCTTGTGTTGTTTCCTGCACTAACTACAACTTTTCTAGCTATCTTCTTAGCCTTTATAGTTGCCCGGAGTGCTCCAGTCCTGACCGGAACTAAGGATCGCGCCGTATTGGCTACAAGTTCTCCAGCTTCTTGGGACGCCTGGCCTATTTCGGCAGACGGAACCCCAATAGCCCGGAGAGCTCGTATGGCCTCATTGAGACCAACGACCTTAATTCCATCGGCCATGATTAGGCTGCTGTTACGATCTCTACTCCGAAGTATTTTCCAGTAGCTGGGTCGTGAGGAGTGTTCACTACGCGAAGAGTCACAGAGAACGTTGCTGTCTCGTTGCTGTTTAGGCTTAGAGGTGGAAGCTCGTTGAATACTGCGGTTCCTTCGTAGTGAGGAGAGTCAGCAGTTGGAGTCGTGTTTCCGTTAGGAGCAATTACGAATGCAACTTCGGTGCCGTAGTTGTCCCATAGAACACGGTATAGGCTTGTGTCTTCGCCAGATGTAATTCCGTCTAGCTGTAGTGCCCATTCTCCGCCTACGCGAACTTCGCAAAAAGTCTGAACGTCGCCAGGTGCGTCACCTAGAGTTAGCTCGACCATGTTAGCGTCACACGCATAATCGGTGGCTCCGATTTTGAAGATAATGTTTTGTGCTTTGATTCTTGTTGAAGCGGCCATGAGGCTACCTTTCTAAAGTGTGATGTCTAGCTGGACGAACATGTTCGCTGCTAGATACTCGGCGTTATTTGTTTGTAGATTGTAAGGCTGGTTTACCGAAGTGATCCGAACGTATTTCAAAGGTTCAATAGCGTTCAGAACATCCTCGATGAGCTGGTCTAGGTTTTCCGTTGCCTTCTTGTTAGTTGCGGTAGAAGCTACCATAACTACTTCAAGTCCTAAACTCCATTCGCCAAACTGTGCTGTTTGCAAGTAAGGCTGCGCGGAGTTGATGATGACTATTGGAGGAGTTATTCGTTCCGGAATGTATTCCAAAACGTTCAACCCTGCGTCCGCTAGTTCAAGTTTGAACTCGACTTTAGACGCGTTGATCTCGCTCATACTGCATAGCCTACGTATCTTTGAAGCAACGGGTAAACCGCGTTCATTGGATCCTTGGCAACTCGGATGGGAGCACCATCGAAGCTTGCGAATTGAGCAACTCCATTAGGAGCGGAACGACGGTGGAAGAGCTCCGAGCTAGTTATTAGGACAGCCTGATCGTGCAACGATACCGGAACGGTAGTTACTGCACCAACATACTTGGTCACTAAAGCAAGTCCGGCGGTAAGACATTCCTGGGGGAATACAGTCTCATCCGTCCCGACATAAGCCTGGAACTCTTCCAACGTCACAGCCATTTATAGACCTATTACGCTACAGTCTGGAGTGAAACGATTGCACCCTGACGCTGTGCAGCAACGGCCATGTAGCCGTAAACCGATACAGAATCTTCTAGGGTTGTGATGTCACCAGATGATAGTCGAACTGGAGAACCAGCAGACTCCCATGAAGTAACTGCAGCGGAGTTAGCTAGCAAGCAATCGGTAGCACCCAACTGTGGGTCCACGATGATTGGAAGACCGAACAAAGAACCGGATAGACCTGGAATGTTTGCAGATCCAACGGTGTTCATTCCGTCGTTGTTAGCCGAGAAGGATAGTCTTCCGTCGGTTGCACCAATAGATACTAGGTTTACGTAAGCGGTTACACCAGTAACGATGAACTCTGGACGTAGACCAGTTGCGTTGAAGATGTAAGCAGAACCTTCTGCGATACCCTTTGCAACAGTTGAAGCGTCGGTGTGTGCGTCGAATGTCTTTCCTACGTAGCTTAGGCTCTGTAGAAGGTCGATTACGGCGTTGTTGGTTGCGTTAGCGTAAGCAATAGTCAAGCCCTGGAATACCTGGTCAAGAGTGTTGATTGTAGCGCGCTCCACGTATTGTCTTGAGAATTGAGTGTAGCCACCCCAAGTCTTTACGTCTGCAGACATTACCTCGAAGCTCAAGTTACCGAAGGATAGTGCTTCGTTCTCTGGGCTCTGCTGACCAACTGCAAGAGTGTTGCTGTCAATCTGAATGTATTCAACGGATAGTCCGCTTGCTGGAAGTGCTCCGCGTGTGAACGCTGACAAGGTTGGACGGTTGTTGTTGATTAGAGTGTCCAGGTATCCAACGAATGGAGGAAGGACGGCTGCGTCTGCGGAAGTTGAAGCTGCACGGGCTAGAGCCTTTGCGTCTTCGTCTCCAACAAGAAGACCCTTTGCAAATTCGCCTTGTGAGCGGAACTTGTGTGTTGCTGGTGCTGCGATTTCGACGGCCTGACCTGCTTCGATAACTCGGCGCAATTCTGCAACCTCGTCCTGAACGGTGCGAACGTCAAGTTCAATGTTTTCCATTGTTTCACTTTCTGTTTCATTAGGAGTCTCAACGATCTCTTCAACCTCTTCGGCTTCGGATTCGCTTCTGACTTCGGTTATTTTTGCGCCTTCAAAGGCAGGGAAGGGAACTACTGAAACCTCTTTAAGGTCTACTAGTTCTCTAACTATCGTTTGGCCTTCCTTCCGGTCTTTGACCGGGAAGAACCCAACCGAGAATCGGTTTAGGACGTCGTCCTGTAGTAATGTGTAAACTTCGTTTCCGCGTGGAGTATCGCTGATCTTGGCAATAATCTCATAGCCTTCTGGTGTGTCTCGGCCTTCGATAACTTTACCGATTGGCTCTTCGTGACCATAGAACAACTTGACGTCATCTACGCTTTCGATGGCTCCAGCTTCAAAGCGCTCTTTTAGGTTTCCGGTTAGTTCAATTTCCTGACCGTATGGAACTGCGAGACCCACGATAGTTCTTTCCTCGGCGTCCACTAAACGAGCCTGAAACTCGCGTGTAATCATTTCAGACATCTAGTCCTTCTTTCGTTCTGACTTCATCGGCGGTTAGGATACCTGCTGCGATTGCGGTCTGGTAGTAGTTGTAACGTGCTGCGACATCTGCCTTGAATAGGTGCTCGAAGTCGAACTCGACTCTGTTGCCTCTAGGTAGACAGTTGCTAAGTGCGTCTGTGATTGCGTCCGTGTAAGCCATAAGAGTATGACGGTAGAAGACTTGGTTTTCATCTTGCAAGTTTGAGTATGTATCGCTAGATCCAGGAATCGAAGTTAGAAGCAACCGGGCAGGGATACCAAAGAGCCTGGCGATTGCCTGGGTCTGCTGATCTTGAACTTCGGTGAATAGTGCGTCTCTAGGTGAGAGTGCAATCTGCTGGTAATCAAAGCCATTAGCTAGAACTGCAACTTGACGGTTCTGCTGTTTGTTGTGCCAGTTGTTAGTTACTTCATCGGCCTCGGCCTTGTTCAACATCTGGTTAGTCTTTAAAACTCCAGTTGGAACTCCAGCGGAAGTAAACCAGTTCAAAGCGTAATCTCTTAGATCGATGGCTGCAGCGATGTCCTTGAAACAAGAAGCTATTGGAGAGATACCGACAAGCTGACCTGCCTGGCTAAAGATTCTTAGGTGCTCGATTTCGCGCTTGGTGTATCGAGTTCCCATGTAGTCGTAAACGACTGTGGAGTAATCTACTGCGCCGTTATTCATTTGAGGCCACGAAGGGCTAACCGCTGCAGCCGGAAGAATGGTTAGGTTATTTACCTGACCGTTAGATCCATACTGTTTGAACCAGTAAGAGTTTCCTTGAAGAGCTAGATCTAGAACGGTCTGAAACAAGAAGTCTTTACGGTTCTGTTCCAAAGAAGGATTGTTTACTAGAACTGGGTTCTCAACCTTGAGCTCGACTCCGGTAGCGAATCGATAAGTGTTTATGGTCATCTTGCTAATCGGTGTTCCGATAATTTGGATGGCGCGATAAACAGCGGTAAGACTTAGCGCCGTGCTAGGTGTGACCACGCTCGGATGTCTTGTTGGGATTGTTGGCTGGGCTGCGCGAACTTCTGGGTTGCGACCTAAGAGCCTATCAAAAATAGTTGCCATTTGGACTCAAGGATACCACAGACCACCGACTAGAACACGCCTATTGTTGCGTGTGGTGCGCGTGATGAAACATACAACGCCATGACTGTTGCCATTACTGAATCGATGTCTCCTAGTGATTCCTTACGACTTATGAACCAACTTTCGCCGGAGTATTTAGCAACCCCGTTAGGCATTTGAGCGACCAGGAGGGGATCGCTGTTGTGCCTAACGAGGCCAGTGCTAAACATAGCAAAGACAGTCGAGCATGCTGACGAGACTTCTTTAGCCCATAGTGTCCAGACTGGAAGCCCAGAGTTTTTTAGTCTCTTAGCTAGACCAGGTAGCTGGCGATCATCTAGCACTATCGCTCGCGGGCTGTGTTTACTATAAAGCGATGTT